GTTGGTCGTAAAAAAAAGAAAACAACAAATAAAAAAAGAAAAAGTGGCAGGTAGAACTAAAAAAAAAGGAAACAAAATTTGTTCAGCCGGAATAGCTTGGGCAAAAAGAACATTTGATAAATATCCGTCTGCATATGCAAACATGGCGGCAAGTAAATATTGTAAAGACCCTAATTATGGCAAAAAAAAGAAGTAAAAAAGAATATAACAAGATAGGCTTTAAGAATAAAGATAACGATAAGTTTGGAATGTTAAGCGTAAAAGCTGGCATTGATAATAATCCAGGAATAACCAAAGCGGATAGAATAGCTGGTGCAACAATGAAAAAGAAAAAGAAATGAATATAGTCAAAATGAAAAAAATCGTTAAGGAGCTTAAAGGCGCCTCTAAAATGCACGCTGCACAAGCTGCAAAAATTGAAAAGATGATTAAGTCTATGCCTAAAAAGAAAAAAAAATAAATGGGTAAGTTAAAAGATTGGGTAAAACAAGACTGGGTTCGTATTGGCACTGATGGTAAAATCAAGGGCAAATGCGGTACGTCTAAAAATAAAAAAAACCCTGATCGTTGTTTGCCAAGAGCAAAAGCAGAAAGACTTTCTAAAAAAACTTTAGCCAAAACAGCAAGAAAGAAAAAAAGAGAAGGCTCTAAAGGAAAGCAGTTTGTTAGAAATGTAAAAGGAGCAAGATAATGGCAATAAGAAAAACTACAAAGGGTAAAAACGCTAATTACAGAGCCACTAAAAAAGGCGCCGGTATGACCAAGAAGGGAGTAGCCGCATACAGGAGAGCTAATCCCGGCAGTAAATTAAAAACTGCTGTTACTGGCAAAGTAAAACCTGGGAGCAAAAGAGCTAAAAGAAGAAAATCTTATTGCGCCAGAAGTTTAGGGCAGTTAAAAAGATCTAGCGCAAAAACTAGAAATAATCCAAACTCGAGAATAAGACAGGCTCGAAAAAGATGGAAGTGTTAATTATGGAAGATAAAAAGAAAAAAAAATTTAAAGACAGTACTGTTGGCAAACTTTTATTAGGTGTGGCGTCTACAATTAATCCTACTTTAGGAAGGGTATTAGAAGGTGTTACATCCCCTCAAGAAGCCTTGGCTGAAATAACAAGGTCTGATGCTCCAGCAGAAGACAAAGTTAAATTACAGCAAATGATATATGACCATCAACAGGTGGAGATGGAGCAGGTATCTGAGAGATGGAAAGCTGACATGAGTAGTGATAATAAGTTATCTAAATCTGTAAGGCCTCTTGTTTTAATATTTGTTATAGTTTGCACAATGGCGCTTATCTTTATTGACTCAGGATTTATTACCTTTGCAGTAGATGACGAATGGAAGGAACTGCTGCAAATTGTTTTGCTGACAGTTATCGCTTCATACTTTGGAGGGCGCAGCTACGAAAAGGGAAAATCAATAGGAAAAAAATAATAAATGGCAAGAATAAGTACATATCCAAAGGATGTAGACGTAGTAGCTAATGACAAGTGGATTGGTTCTGACTCACAGGACAATATGCAGACTAAAAACTTTACTGCCGACTCGGTAGCTAAGTTTATTAATAGAATTGGCGGACAAGCTCAAAACTTAAGATATAAGTATAACGACACGACAGGCTACGAAAGCGGTGCAATAAAATTTGCAGGCGGCGGAGCGCCAAGCGTATTGCTAAGCAGTATTGTTACGTTTGATATTAGTTCTTACGACACTAGAAGCGCAACAGTAAAAGTAGATGATTTTTTTAAAAATGCACTTGTAGGCTCAGAAGTGTTATTAACCCAATGCGATGATATTAAAAACTGGGCAATATATAGCTGGGACAGCGCTACCGCAAAAGGCGGAGGTAACGAGTATACAATAGTTTTAACCTTTAAGGCAGGGGGAGGGAGCTTGACAGCAGATAAAGATTATTTTATATCTTTGTTGGAATATAATTCAGGTAGTACTGGGGATTTAAATTTTACATTTAGTTTACCAGGAAATGCATTAAGTTATATAATAACGCACAACTTAAACAAATTCCCAGCGGTTTCTGTTTTTGAAAGCGGAACAAAAAATGAAGTGTACACAGAAGTAACATATAACAATTTAAACCAGTGTACTTTGACTTTTACAAGTCTTATAACTGGAACAGTAACATTTAACTAAAAAAATTATGGCAATATCATATTTATCAAACATTGATTTAAGTAATAATCAATTAAAAGACTTTAAAGTAGACAACGTAACTTCTGATCCAACAGGATTGGCTGGTGAGGGTCAAATGATATATAGAACTGATACTAATCAGATGAAATATCACACAGGCTCTAACAATTGGGTTGTGTTTGGAACTGGCTCTGGCTCTGGAACGGTTACTTCTGTGGCCGCGACTCACGCTGGTAATGCTTTTACTGCTGCCATAGGCGGTAATGCTACAATAAATCCATCTGTAGACATAACACTGGATGGCGATTCAACGCAATATATAAATGGCGCGGGGGATTTAGTACTCATAAGTACTTTGCCTCAAGGAGACGTAACAGCTGTACAGGCTTCTACAGATGATGAATTGCTAGGTATTGAGGTAAGTAATAGTACTGGCCCTATACCACAAGTCGGTTTAGGTGTTGACGGCCTAACAGCACTAGGCTCTACTCCAGACGCTGCTGATACATTAGTTATTTATGATGATGCAGCTGGTAAAAACAAAAAAGTTTCAGTATCTAATCTTATAGCTGCTGCTCCGCAGGGAGATATTACAAACATAAACACAACCTCACCAATTGGTGGTGGTGGTTCAAGTGGCTCAGTTACAATTACGCATGACGCGCAATCTCAAACTAACACTACACCATCAACTACATTAACAAGTGGCGGCACATTTACGGCCCTCTCTGCTAATGTTGGTGTTAATGGTACAGGTCATGTCACAGGACAGACACTTACTACATTTACAATGCCTACAATTCCAGCTGCATATACAGGGTGGAAACTAGACGGAGACACTTCTGGTAGTGTAATATCTATAACTTCTGGAGATACTGTTGATTTTATTGGAAGCACAGGTATTGATTGTTTGGCGGCATCAGGCGCTAAATTAACAATTACGAATACTAGCCCATTTGACAGTCTTACTTTAGCAGCTTCAACTGGCTCTAATTCAACTATTGCTAATAGCGGAACAATAACTATAGCTGCGGGTACTGCAATAACTACTACTAATGATGGTAGCGGAACAGTAACAGTGGCATATACTGGTGGTACAGGTTCAATGAATAACTGGACTTTAGCTGGAGACACTGGTTCTTCAACCATAGGCAATGGTGACACAGCAACTGTAGCTGGTTCTGTTGGTATTGACACAGCAGAGTCTGGAGGCACAGTAACAGTTAATCTTGCTTTATCAGAATTAAGTACAGTAACAGCTATTGACCCTACTGCTGATTTCTTAGTAGGTGTCGATGGAACTGCAAATGAAAAAATATTATACCAAAATGTACACTTAAACCAATGGGGCGCTGCAGAAGCAGATGTTGCTTTTGGTTCTAACAAACTAACAGGTGTAGCTGATGGTTCAGCATCCACAGATGGTGTAAACTTAGGACAGGTACAAGCTCTTGTAGCTGGGTCTGGTTTATTTGAGGGTGGTTATAACGCTAATACAGGTTTAACAACTGACCAATCTCCAAACGGAGCTATTAACGGAGCAAGTAACATTGCTACAGGTCTTGGTGATTTCTACGCTGTAACAACAGCTGGTACTCAATTGGGTGTAGCTTTAGAAGTTGGGGATTTAATTTTTGCTAATGTAGCTATTGCGGCAAATAGTAGCCCTGCAAACTCAGACTTTACAATCGTTCAATCAGGGCAAAGTATCGCAGGTGTAGGCGCAACAGATGGCGCAGCAACTAAAGGTATTGCTGGATTTGATAGTGCAGTATTTACTGCTACTGGAAACGGATGGATTCAATTAATTGATCAAAGCATTACCGAACAAAGTTATGGTGCTGCAAGTAAATCTTTAACTATTAACTTTGACAAGTACGGGATAGCACAATCAGTCTCTGAAAATACCATTTCGATTACAGCTTCTCAGGTTAGTGATTTCTGTACTGCAGTTGATACTTGTGTGTCTGACCATGGTCTTACAGCAACTATCGGAAATGGTTCGGCAACTACATACACTATTGATGTAAGCTCTTTAAATACTCAAGACCTTATAGTTCAATGCATGAGAAATTCCGCTCCGTTTGACACTATGTTTATGGATGTAGAAAGAACAAGTGCATCAGTCTTAACAATAAAGACAACAGTGGCATTAACTACTAACGAAGTAAAAGTATTAGTGTATAAGTTGCCATAATAGTTTAACTTTGTAATAAAATATAAAACTATATGTCAATTAAATTTTTATCAAGTCAAGATATATCAGGAACATTAACTGTATCCACTATATCAAACGCAACTTCTGATACAGATAAGTTTTTAGTATCTGACAGTGGTGTGGTTAAGTATAGAACTGGTGCAGAAGTACTAAGTGATATTGGAGCAGCACCCGCAACAGGTGGATCTTACGTTAGTTCAGTAGCAACAGGAAGTGGATTAACTGGAGGCACAATAACTTCAACTGGTACTGTTAGTGTAGATTATGGAACATCAGGTTTAATAGCTGATGCACCAAGCGGTTCAGGAACTCCAGATGTAGATGATTTATTATTAATTGGTTTGGATTCTACATCCGGAGGTGAAACAAGATCTTATGTTATAGGTGATTTACCTTTTACAAACAACACTGGTGATATAACAGCTGTAACTGCAGGAACTTTATTAGACGGTGGTGGTACATCAGGTTCTGTAACTTTAAATGTTGATTTATCAGAGTTAACTTCAGCAACAGGGGATATGATATCAACTGATTCGTTTGTAATAACTCGAGCAAATGGCAGTCAATTCAAAACAGTCCCTGGTTTAGTTCCTAATAATTTATTTCCTAACGATGCTGGTTATACTACATCAAGTGATTTAAGTAGTTATCTTCCACTAGCTGGTGGAACATTAACTGGTGATTTATACATACCAGAATACTTATACCACGCAGGAGATACAAACACATATCTTCGTTTTCAAGACGATTCAATTCAGTTGCAAACTGGAGGTTGGAAGGTTTTTGGTAATAATAATTTAAAATATGGTGCTTTATATGGCGACAATTCTCTTAGAGTTTACGCAACACAAGCTGGTGGGTATATAAATGGAACATTAACAGTTGACACTATAAATAATGCTGCTTCAGATACTGATAAATTTTTAGTGTCTGATGGTGATGAAATTAAATATAGAACCGGCGCAGAAGTGTTGTCAGATATAGGTGCTGGCACAGGTACAGTTACGGGTACAGGTACATCTGGACAATTAGCTATTTTTAACGGTAGTTCATCTTTAACTTCAAACTCTGGGTTGTCAGAAGTATCAACTGGAGTTTTATTTGTCAATAGTCAAGTTCAAGTTAAAGGAATTAATTTCGCTGATTATACATGTTCTAATGATACTGACACAGGTTTAGGTGCTTTTGATCAGGCTAACGGAGTAAGTCTTGTAAGTAAAGGTGCAAAGCAAATTACTGTAAAAGAAAATGCTATTAAATTTGATCCATACACTGCTACAGCTGTTTCAACAACCGGCCCTTTAAATGCGAATCAAAACAACCAAGCGCCAACTCAAGATACATTAGCAACTTTAGCTGTTGATCCAAGTGGTAATGTTGTAAGAGGTGAACAAGAAGCCACTTTTAAATTTACACTTGCACAGTTAAACACCACGTTAGGTCAAACTTTAATATCGGCACCTGGAGCTGATAAAGCTGTTGTAATTACATATACCGATTGGATGATGGAATATTCTTCAACTGGATCAGTAAACAATCAACTTGAAATAAGACAAGCAAATTTAGCACAAGCTAATGCTTCAGTATCAGTTTTACCTGCTTTAAGATTTAATGAGATAGTTAATCAGTCTCAATCAGGATCAGCTCCATTTTATGGATTTTATACAAGAGATATACCCACTGGTTCTGGTTCTCAAGGTAGAACATATGCAGTTAACAAGGCTACTACTTTTCATAAACAAACAAGTTCACCATACCCAAGTGGGCTAACAAGTATATCTATAAAGATAAGATATAGGATATTTGACGTTGATACTTTTTAAATAAAAATTTACTATCTTTGTTTAAATATTAATAGCTAAAATAAAATCAAATGTCAAAAAAATTAAGTGAAGCACAATTAACTTTATTACAAAGTTTAAACAAGCAGTTCAACGATACAAAAATGGAAATAGCAGATTTAGAGATTAAAAAAGCTGATCTTCTTTCTAACGTAGCTGCTATTAAAGGTAAATTTGCTGAACAAGAAAAATCATTAATGAAAGAGTTTGGTAAAAACGCTATCATTAATTTACAAAACGGAGAAGTAAAAGATCCAGAAGAAGAAAAAGAAGAAGAAAAATAATATGGCAAGAATAAGCAACACATCAGCATATCCTCCGATTAGCAATATTGACGCATCAGATTATTTAATTTTAACTGACGCTGAAAATAATCTTATGACTAAGACTGCAACCCTGTCTCAAGTTCAGGGGTTATTCGGTGTTGACACGTTGGTTGCGAAAGTTACCATTAACAGTGCTTCTTTATTATCTTTATTTTCTAACCCAGTTACTTTAATAGCAAATCCAGGTGCAGAAAAAGTTTTTGACATAATGGATGTTATGGTTTCGTTTGAAACAGGCAGTGCTGTTTATGATTTTGCCAATGATTTAAATTTGTTTGCAGGGTCATTACCATTATATACCATAAATAAAAACACACTTAACAATGCCGCATCGAGTGTTGCGAAGCTACATTTAAATGCTTCTCTCGGCTCTCAAATAACGGTTCCTAAAGGAGTTCCCTTTACATTACAAACTGGCGCAAACCCAACACAAGGAAATGGGTTGTTATATTTAAATATATTTTACAGAGTCTTAACAGTAGGCTCAGCATTTTAATTAAATGGACATAAGAAAAATTTCTATAGGAGCAGACTATAAGTCTGGAGCAATGCATTACATAGTAGGCCAAGAGGTTTTAGGCGGTAACTATGGTATACACTTAATTCAGCACGACTCCGAATCCAAGTCTTATAAGATTTGGATTATGAAAAAGAATGAAGTTTTATTATGGAAAGAATTTAAAATAACACTTCCGATATCCCTAGAGTATAACATAAACTTTTAATGAAATCACCTTTCTCGTATATTGTGACTCCTTTGAATAATAGAAGGTATGATAATACTAAAAAATACGGAGATATAGATTTTATTACTAGCACTTCAGAAGAAGACCATACAGTTTCAAACAGATATGCGACAGTAGTATCCACACCTATAGGATACAAAGGCCCAGTAAAAGAGGGTGACACACTTTTAGTTCATCACAATGTTTTTAAATTTTATAACGACATGTATGGAAAAAGAAAAAGTGGTAAAAGTTTTTTTAAAGACAATTTATTTTTTGTAGACCACGATCAATTTTTTTTGTATAAACAAAAAGGAGAGTGGAAGGGTTATAATAAATATTGCTTTATAAAACCTTCAAGTGTAAAAGATTATTACATAAATAAAAACGGAACAGAAGAACCTTTGTTTGGTACAATAAAATATATTAATGATGAGCTTATTTCTATGGGATTAAAAGTTGGTGATGAAGTTTCTTATCAACCAGAAAGTGAATATGAGTTTAATGTGGACGGTGAAAAATTATATAGAATGTTTACTAACAATATAACCTTTGCTTTATGATTTATATTGTAGACAACTTTATTGAAAAAAGTTTTTTTAAAATTATTAATTCTTATTTAGATAAGGGGAATTTTGAAAAAATTAAAGCTGGAAATAAAAATTTTCACATACAGCATTCCAATGAAGACTTTGATTCTTATATGTGTTCTAAGCTTTCAGTTATGGAAGGTAAAAAAATTGATAATATATTGAGTTTTTTTAGAATAGCTACTGATGAAATCGACTCAGATTGGAGGATACATTCTGATTTAAATATAAATGGAGAAAAACCCGACAGGGCTTTAGTTTTGTATTTATCTCCAAGAGAAAGAGAAGACTTACATGGAACGGCTCTTTGGGAACACGATGTTTACGGCAGAGAAATACCATCGGGGATTTCTGATGAAGACTACGACAATATGATAGATGTCGATGCAAATGATTTAAGAAAATGGAGATTAAGTACAGTCGTTGGTTATGAAGAGAATAGACTTGTATCTTACCCCTCAAGCTACTTTCATAGCAAGTACCCAAATATTGCTTGGAAGGAAGGTCGAAAAGTGTATGTAATGTTTTATAAAGTTTCAGATTATGATTAATAAAAAGAAACAGAAAAAAACTGATTGGGACGAAAAAATAGATAAATTAAAAATGAAATTTAATCGCCATAAGGATGGATATAAAAAACATAAAAAGAGAAATCATCAAAGCTGGTGAATTAGCTGTTACTCAGCTAATAAAAGTAGCTAAAGAAGATATTATAAAATATGACAAAGATGATGAGTTAGCTGCGGATAGATTAAAAAATGCAGCAGCTACCAAAAAGCTTTGTATTATGGATGCTTTTGAAATATTAAAAAAAATTCAACAAGAAAAAGACGAAATAGAAGGGGCTGAAACAAAAAGAAATAAAACTTTAAAAGGATTTGCTGAATCAAGGTCAAAATAAATTATATTTAGAATTACAAAACGTAGTTCCTAAAGCTGTTTTATCTAATAAAAACAGAGGTAAGTCTTGGGATTATGGATATAATGAAAAATATAATTTTGTAGTAATATCTAAAAGCGGTCAAATAGGAGATATAATAAACCTAAGTTGCTTAAATATTGCGCTTCCTAAAACACCATCTAAAATATACTCTAGAGATTTAAAAAAAGAAAATCAATATTGGGAAGCTACTCCGTTAAAAAAAGAATTAAAAAATATAAAATCAATATTTCAGTGGCATGCTGCCCCCCTGGCTTTTAAGAACAAATGGGTCGAATATATAGAGTTTGAGTTCCTAAAAAGAGAGGAGGGTTTTTGGTTTATGAATAATGGAAAACCCACATATATAACAGGTACTCATTATATGTATCTTCAGTGGACAAAAATAGATGTAGGTCTTCCAGATTTTAGGGAGGCTAATAGATTATTTTATATTTTCTGGGAAGCGTGCAAAGCAGACAAGAGGTGCTTTGGCTTGGATTATTTAAAAATAAGACGTTCTGGATTTTCTTTTATGGCTTCTTGTGAAGGGGTTAACACTGGGACTATCACTAAAGATGCAAGAATAGGAATTTTATCTAAAACTGGTAGTGATGCTAAAAAAATGTTTACAGATAAAATAGTGCCTATTTCAAATAATTATCCGTTCTTTTTTAAGCCAGTTCAAGACGGTATGGATAAACCAAAAACTGAATTAGCCTATAGAGTTCCTGCAACTAAAATAACCAAAAAAAATATGTACTTGACCGAAGATCAAGACATAGAAGGTTTAGATACTACTATAGATTGGAAAAATACATCAGACAACAGCTATGATGGTGAGAAGCTACAATTACTGCTTCATGATGAAAGTGGTAAGTGGGAGAAACCTGAAAACATTTTAAATAACTGGCGCGTTACAAAAACTTGTTTGCGGTTAGGTAGTAAAATAATAGGTAAATGTATGATGGGTTCTACATCTAATGCATTAGACAAAGGCGGTAATAATTTCAAAAAACTTTATTACGACTCGGATTGTACTAAAAGAAATCAAAATGGTCAAACAAAAAGCGGGCTTTACAGTTTGTTTATTCCTATGGAATGGAACATGGAGGGGTTTATTGATTTATATGGAATGCCTGTTTTAAAGACTCCGCAAGAACCTGTATTAGGTATTGATAAAGAAATGATTTTTCAAGGAGCTATAAACTATTGGGAAAACGAAGTAGACTCATTAAAAAATGATCCAGACGCTTTAAATGAATATTATAGACAATTTCCTAGAACTGAATCTCACGCCTTTAGAGATGAGTCAAAACAATCTTTGTTTAATTTAACCAAAATATATCAACAGATAGATTATAATGATTCTTTAATTTTAGACCGCCATATTACTCAAGGCTCTTTCTTTTGGGAAAATGGAATAAAGGATTCTAAAGTAATATGGTCGCCAAATAAAAGAGGTAGATTTTTTGTAACTTGGTTACCGAAAAATACTTTGCAAAATAATGTCATAACAAAGAATGGAAAAAAATACCCAGGCAATGAGCATATCGGCACATTCGGGTGTGATTCTTATGACATTTCAGGGGTGGTAGTTGGTAAGGGTTCTAATGGATCGCTACATGGGCTAACCAAATTTAATATGGATGACGCTCCTAGCAATGAGTTTTTTTTAGAATATATTGCAAGACCACAAACTGCTGAAATATTTTTTGAAGAAGTTTTAATGGCTTGTGTTTTTTATGGAATGCCAATTTTGTGCGAAAACAACAAACCCAGGTTGTTGTATCATTTAAAAAATAGAGGATACAGGGGGTTTAGTGTAAACAGGCCAGACAAACAATTTAATAAACTTTCTAAAACAGAAAGGGAGTTGGGTGGCATACCTAATTCTAGCGAAGATGTAAAGCAATCTCATGCATCTGCGATAGAGTCGTATATAGAAAAACAAATAGGACTAGACATGGATGGCACTTTTAGAGAAAAAGATGATATGGGTATAATGCATTTTCAAAGAACCCTAGAGGATTGGGCAAAGTTTGATATTAATAACAGAACTAAGTTTGATGCATCTATTAGCTCAGGTTTAGCAATTATGGCAAATCAAAAACACTTATACACTCCATCTAAACAAAAATCGAAAATAAGCATTAACTTTGCAAGATATAATAACAAATCTTCAGTTAGCCAATTACTTAATAAATGAAAGACGTAAAAATACAAGTTAACTCAGCTGCATTTCCCGATCAGTTTGCATCAGATTCTGTTAAAGATACCATGGAGTTCGGGCTTCAAGTTGGACAGGCTATTCAATACGAATGGTTTAGAAAAGATAGCGGTTCATGTAGATTTTATAATCAGTGGGCTGACTTTAATAGATTAAGACTTTATGCTAGAGGAGAGCAGTCAATTGCAAAATATAAAAACGAATTAGCTATTGATGGCGATTTAAGTTATTTAAATTTAGATTGGACTCCAGTTCCAATAATACCAAAGTTTGTAGATATAGTTGTCAATGGCATGTCTGACAGACTATTTAAAGTTAAAACATACGCTCAAGACGCAATGTCTGCTGAAAAAAGAAATCAATTCCAGGAGATGGTTGAGAAAGACATGTTGGCTCGACCTTTGTTAAAGCAAATTGAAGAAAGCTTTGGTGTATCTGCTTTTACTATCCCTGAAGAAGAACTCCCTCAGTCAGATGATGAAATGGAGTTGTTTATGAATATGAAATATAAGCCAGCGGTAGAAATTGCTGCTGAAGAAGCGATAAACACTCTTTTAGATTCAAATCATTACAGTGATACAAGAAAAAGAGTAGACTATGACCAAACAGTATTAGGTATAGGAATTGCTAAGCACATGTTTCTTCCCGGAGAAGGGGTTAGGGTGGAGTATGTTGACCCAGCAGATGTTGTTTACAGCTATACTGAAGACCCTTATTTTAAAGACACTTTTTATTGGGGTGAAATAAAAACAGTTCCAATAACTGAATTAATAAAAATTGACCCTACCCTTACTAATGCTGACTTAGACGAAATATCCAAATATAGTCAATCCTGGTATCAATACTATAACCAGGCTCAAGCATACAACAATAGTATGTTTCATAGAGATACGGCTACTCTGCTTTATTTTAATTATAAATCTACTCATTCTTTTGTTTATAAGAAAAAAGAATTAGCAGACGGTTCTTTTAAAACAGTTCAAAAAGACGACCAGTTTAATCCTCCTCAAGAAATGATGGAGGAAAACAAGTTTGAAAAAGTAACTAAAAGAATAGATGTATGGTATGATGGTGTGATGGTTATGGGAACTAACATAATGCTCCAGTGGAAACTTGGAGAAAATATGGTTAGACCAAAATCTGCAAATCAATATGCATGGCCAAATTATGTTGCTTGCGCCCCTAGGATGTATAAGGGAGCTGTAGAGTCACTGGTAAGAAGAATGATTCCTTTTGCTGACTTAATTCAAATGAGTCATTTAAAAATACAACAAGTTGTTTCTAGGGTTGTGCCTGATGGAGTTTTTATTGACGCTGATGGGCTTAACGAGGTAGACTTGGGTACTGGTAATTCTTATAACCCAGAAGATGCTTTAAGATTATATTTTCAAACAGGTAGCGTGGTGGGCAGAAGTTTCACACAGGACGGTGAATTTAATAACGCTCGTGTGCCTATTACTCAGCTAACAGCAAATAGCGGGGCCTCAAAAATGCAAATGCTTATAGGTAATTATAATCACTATCTAGACATGATAAGAGCAGTGACTGGATTGAATGAGGCTAGAGATGGAACAACACCTGATCCTAACTCTTTAGTTGGCGTTCAAAAGCTAGCTGCATTAAATTCAAATACCGCAACTAGACATATTTTACAGGCAAGCTTATATATTACTAAAACTTTAGCAGAATGTTTAGTTATTAGGACTGCTGATGTTTTGCAATATGCAGATTTTAAAGATGAGTTTGCTATGCAAATAGGTAAATATAATTTACAAATACTTGAAGATATTAAAAATTTATATCTATATGACTTTGGCATATTTATAGAAATGTCGCCAGACGAAGAGGAAAAAGCTATGCTTGAGCAAAATATTCAAATGGCTTTGTCTAAAGAAAATATAAGTCTTGAAGACGCTATAGATATCAGAGAGATACATAATTTAAAGATGGCTAATCAATTGCTTAAATTAAAACGTAAGCAAAAGCAAGACAAGGAGCAGCAGATGCAAATGCAGCAACAAGAAATGCAAGCTCAACAGCAAATGCAAGCTCAGCAAGCGGCAGCTCAGCAAGCCATGGATATTAAGCAACAAGAAAGCGCTGTTAAGATGGA